CTTTTCGCACGCAGAGTTTATTGTTGTATTTGGCGTTTAACAACGCCCAGTGTACTTGTAATGTAGTGGATTGGAGCGTTTCGACGCTCTTTTCTCCTGCTAATGCAGCTACATTGACAACAGTTTAATTTTTATCATACCCGTTCCCTGGGAAAGTGGGATCCCCTCTGTCATGGGGATAGTCATCTCTGACGTAAGACAGACGTATGAAGGATGACAAAAACATATAGGTAGTATTGAAGAACTTTTTCCTCAAAGTTCTGATGATATACTTACCAAACTGATGTGTACCTTCTTTTGAAGGCGCGTCTATTTCTTGATAAGTCCGACCGCAAGGCGGCACTTGTTTATAGATTCACATTTTATGTCACAGTGATGTGACACAGTTTGGTTCAGGTAAGACTGACCTGTCTGGAAATCGATCAAGGATTGATAATCCTGGCTTGATTTCTCTTGACCTAGGAATGGTCATTTCACGCTTGGAAAGCGTATTACATCAAGAGTAAGCGGAGCGATGCATACCCTACTAGCATGGGTCGACGTAATGGTCAAGTGTATTCGTTTAGGCTATTTGTTCCGGTAGTCACGCAGAATTAAGTGTGCTGAGGGATGGCACCCGAAGAAGGCACTTTTGCTACTTTATGTAAGACAATTTTCAAGACGTTGAGTGGACATATTCTCAATATTTTATCGCAGTTATCATAAGACGATTTATGAGAGTATATGAAATCTCAATGGAAATGGCTAGCCTAGCTGAGAGAGGAATCGGGAGATCACGCTCTTTTATCTTGGACTCATGAAGGTTACTTATAAGGCTAGTAAATACGGAAACAGAGTTCGGGAGATGCAAGTACGCCAAAGACTTGCCCCCTTTTGTGCCCAACATTCACCACCACAGTGGATATTGACTTGTTGGATGACTGCCCATTTATGGCTTTTAATAGCCAATGATATGGATTTAATTATACCAATCATTTGGGCAGTGATTGTCATTTGGTGCAGTGGCCTCATTGGAGGAGCTGTACTATTGTTGACAAGGTTCTTTCGTATTCAGAGAGCCAATAAACTTCTTCGGAAGTTTCATAGTTTTCTGAATTCTCGTCGATACAGTGCTCAGGCTGGAGAGATTCCTACAAAGGAAGATCGCCGTGCCCAGTATTTTAAAAACAAGAATGCTCGTGTAATTGAGCGTACGAAAAGGGTTTCCCATGGAGGATGGGACAAGAAGAGGAAAAAAGGAAAGAAACAGATGCCAAAGGAGAAATTTACTCCGCAGATTGGGTCTGTTGCAATTGCTACAGCATTTTCAAACCTTGCGAATGTGAGAGGTATACCAATAGATGACAAGCTACTAAGCCGTGTCGAAAACTTGGGAGCTTTATACATTGCAGCGAAGGATTGTTCAACCGTTTCTGGTTTTCTTGCGACTATTTTCTTGTATCTGAAGACCGAGTATAGTAAGTCAGTTGCTAATACAGTAGCTAACTATCTATCAGAGTTATTAGATGCAAGTTTTGATGCACAGACTGGAGAATTTGGTGTTCGATCTGAAAAGGAGAAACCGCAGTGGCTTTTATTGCTGAAGGATCTTCAATTGAACTGGTCTTTAATAGTTCGGAATGATGGATTTAAAAAGCTTTCACACGTTCTCAGTATATGCTTAGCATTGGGGTTGTGTGATTCTGCTAATCTTGATTTCAAAATTGGAGGTATGAAATTGTTTTCTATTGGCGCACTTGCTAAACATGCAACGGCTGTTGATCTCATTGACGCATCATTTGAAACCATCGTCTACTTTGTCGAAGGTGGATATGCTTGTTTTGAGAGAGGATCTATTAAGCCTTTGTTGTATGGCAATATGGAAAATGAAGAGTTTGAAGAAGCATATTCCAAATGTCTTCGCTGCAACGAGTATGCCAAATGTGGTAATCTCGAGAAGTATGAAGATATGTCGGAAAATGATTATGAAGCTCTTTTGGTTCAGTGCATTGAGAAGGCACAGATGTTGAAAGTTACCAGTAAAGGTGTTGTCGAGAAGAATATTCTTAGTCGTAAGGTGGATATTCTACGGCAATGGCAAGCAACATTTCGCCAAACTCGTGTACAAGGCGGTTTGCGTGAGGCACCATATTCGATCGGTGTGTACGGAGGTACAGCAGTTGGAAAATCAACGATAGCTAACATACTAATGGTTACAACGTTGCTCTACAATAAATACTGTGCATCTGATGACAGAATTGTCACCTTGAATGAGGCTGACAAATTTATGTCTAATTTCCGATCTTATACTAATGGTGTGCTTATTGATGATATTGGCAATACTAAAGCTGATTTCGTTGAACGTGCCCCTACATCCCTAATGATTCAGTTAGTCAATAATGTTCGTATGTATGCAAACATGGCCGAAGCTGACATGAAAGGGAAAGTCTCAGTAGAACCAAAAGTTGTTATTGGGACTAAAAATGTGAAAGACACATGCGCAACCGTATATTCCAATGAACCCGCATCTGTTACTCGACGTGATCGTATTACACTGACATGCAAAGTTAAATCTGAGTATGCTGTGCACGATATGTTGAATGAAGATAAGGTTCGTGCAGCTTTTCCTGCTGGAACACCCCTGATTCCCAATTTTTGGGATATCACTGTGGAGAAGTCATACCCTATTCCACACGGTGTTAAAGGAAAACCTGCAACTATAGGCTGGGAGGTTGTTGAATATAATGGAAAACCTCTCAAAGATATTGGATTGCCAGAGTTGATTCGTTGGATTGGTCAAGATTCTACTAAATTTTATGCCAACCAAAAAGAGTTTGTTGCCAAAAATAATAATCTTGACAAACAAATTCAACTCTGTTCAGAGTGTAGATTTCCTACTCCTGATGTGTGTATTTGCAAGCAAGAAGTTCCAGTTTTTCTCCATAAGATGGATCAACGATGTATTACAGGCTACTGTACTCGTTGTGAAGCCCATCATAAGGAGGAAGATGAAGAGGAAGTTCTCACACATCAATTAGGAGAAAGGATTGCTGCTGCTGTAATTCCCAGATTTCGTAAATGGGAACAACTCATACGGCCGCGTATAACACTCTGGACCACCGTAGCAGAGAAACAATCAGTCGAGGTACTTTTAGAACGACTAGATTGGCTTGAAACTTCTCGGTGGGTATGCTGGACTAATTGGATTCCACAAGATTGGCTTGAAAAAGAATGGATGAAGCATGTCATCTGGTTTACTCATGAAACAGAATTACGTGCTCGTATTCAACAAACTTATTTCAACCATCTTGTTCTGGCTTGTTGCATCGGTTATTTCTACTTCTATGTACATCCATATTTTCAGTACTTGCTTATTTTTCCCTTAGCTGGGATAGCAGGTATTGTTGAATTTGAGAAGAAGAGAATGTATGAAGATATTGTTGCAGACAATGATGCTATGCCTAAAATCTTTAAGATGTATCGTGATAGACACATTAAATGGATTACAGGATGTTGTGCAGTTATTGCTGGAATTTATGCGATAGCACAAATCTATAAGGCATTCAGAGTTGTACCTGAACCTCAAGGAAATCTCGATCCTAAGACTGATGAAGAAATAGTTGAGCGAGACTCTGAGGTGAATCCATGGGCTGGCGTCAAAGTCAGTGCGATGCCATGTACTGAAAAGTCTAAAACCACTACACCAGATCGTTTGGAAAAAATGGTTCAGGACAATTTATGTCACATGGTTGTTTCGCTGGAAGACAATGGAAAAACTCGCATGTTTGAATGTGATGCTTTCTTTCCAAAATCGAACGTCGCTATTGTTCCACGTCATGTATGGAAAGCTGATGATCTTAAAGCCAAGTTTACTCGACATGATCCTTCATTGATTGGAGGAAATTTTGAGTGCTTTTTGTATCGTAAGTTTAGTATCGATGTCCCAAACACTGATTTATCAGTTGTATGGGTTCCTAATGGAGGAGATTGGAAAGATTTGACAGATTATTTCCCACTTCAGCGTTTCTCAAATGTACCGGCTCGCTTGACATACAAAAAGAAAGATGGATCCTGTATAGGTTCCAAATTGATGATGGATGTAGGCGAAGTCATTACTCTTGCTGCAGAATTCTTTGGTGCAAAATACAATCTCAAGTTTGAAACTTTTGAGGGTCTTTGTATAGCACCATTGATAACTGAAACCAAGGGACCACTCATTGGTGGTTTTCACTTAGGTGGCAAGAATGGTGAAACGCGTGGATGCAGCGGTCTCCTGTTAAAGAATGAATTTGAAAGTGCTTTTGAGAGTTTGCGTCAAGTTCCCGGAGTTGTGTTGTCAAAAAGTTCTGGTACTATGCCTAAAGAACTGTATGACATACAATTTTTCCAAAACAATGATGTTCATCCCAAGAGTCCAATCAACTTTTTACCCCATGGTACAAATTGTAAGTATTATGGGCAGGTTAAAGGACGTGCATCTTATCATTCTGATGTAGAGCCAACTGTCATATCGGAACATGTTGAAGAGGTATGTGGAGTACCTCAGAAGTGGAGTGGACCCAAATTCCGAACAGGATGGCCCTGGCAAGCATCTCTGCAGTATTCTACAAAACCTTCATGTGGTATTGAAGGTTCTTTATTAGAATTAGCTGCTGATGATTATGTCACAGGTCTTCTAAAAACATTGGAAGATATCCCTAGTCTTAAATTGGGAGTCAAACCATTGACGGAAATGGAAACCGTTTGTGGCATTGATGGATTGCGTTTCATCGATAAGATGCCATCGAACACTTCTGTTGGATATCCATTGTCTGGTCCAAAATTGAACTATTTAACATTATTGGACCCAACTGATCATCCTACACACCAATGCCCAGCCGAGTTGGACAAACGCTTCTGGGATCATGCTCGTGAAATGGAGGAGCTCTATCTGAAAGGTGAGAGAGCATATCCTATTTTTAAAGCATGCTTGAAGGATGAACCTACAAAGAAAATCAAGGACAAGGTTAGAGTTTTTCAGGGAGCACCGATTGCACTACAATTATTGGTGCGAAAGTACTATCTCCCAGTTGCTCGAGTATTGTCCATGCTGCCTTTGACATCTGAATGTGCTGTTGGCATTAATGCACAGGGTCCTGAATGGGATCAATTGGCAAAACATGTCATGCGTTTTGGAAAAGATCGTATTCTTGCAGGTGATTATAGCAAGTATGATCTACGCATGCCAGCACAGGTTATGTTCGTCGCATTTCGCATCTTGATGGATATTGCAAAAGAATGTGGCTACTCTGAACATGATTTAACTATCATGGAAGGCATTGCTACAGATATTTGTTACCCTCTTATGGCGTACAATGGAGATTTGATTCAACATTATGGTTCCAATCCATCTGGACAGAATCTTACAGTGTATATCAATTCCGTTGTTAATGCTCTTCTTTTCAGGTGTGCATACTATTATCTTACACGTGAACGTGAAAACGTTCCCGAGTTCCGTGAAGTATGTTCGCTTATTACATATGGTGATGATGCAAAAAGCTCTGTTCATGAAGATTTTCCAGAATTCAACCACATTGCAGTGGCTCAATTCTTAGAGGATCGTGATATGAAATTTACTATGCCTGATAAAGAGTCCGAACCAACACCTTATATGACAGATGATGAGGCAGATTTGCTCAAACGTGCTAATGTATATAGTGAAGATACTGGGATGATCATGGGAGCTCTAGATGAAGATTCTATCTTCAAGAGTCTCCATGCCACTCTAAAATCAAAAGCTATTACACGAGAACAACAGGCCATGCAAAATATTGATGGAGGTTTGCGTGAATGGTTTTCTCATGGACGTGATGTATATGAGAGTAGACGTGAGCAAATGAAAGAAATCGCTAAACGTGCAGATATTATCCATGGTTGTACTGTCATTCATGAAACATATGATGATAGATTACAAAAATGGAAGACCAAGTACGATTAGGCAGCTCAGTCTTGGGCAGACATTAAATGCATCCCTCTGGGCGTATCCTTCCACGTCTAATTAAACCAAAAGGAGGCTCTCTGTATTGGATGACCATGCTCGTCCAACTAGTCAATCATAGGAATGAGCATAGGCTTGCAGAGAGAGGCACTTTCCCCGTAAAGTACCCCTATTTAGGGGAGTACTCGCCGTACGCAAGATTGACACACGCTCTGTGGATTGAGTCTTCCACAGAAGCGTTAATGATGACTTGCTAACATGAACAATAATAATAAATTCAATGTAACAATAAACGAGGAAAGCTTGGAGTCTCAGCACCAAAACGTGCATTTCAGTGACCAGACTCCTCAATGGGATTATACAGTGGACAGTATGCCAGATCCCACTTTTAACATAGCTGACACAGACGATGCTAGTCTTGGAAACTTCTTTTCTAGACCAATTAAAATTCAATCGTATTCTTGGGCTACAGGTACAACTTTGTTTGAAAAGTTTAACCCTTGGCAGGATTTCTTTGAAAATCCTCGGGTGTTGAACCGTATTACAAATTATAATCTGCTGAGATGCAAATTGAAAGTTCGTATCGTTTTAAATGGTAATAGTTTCCACTACGGACGAGCAATCGCTTCGTATTTGCCTCTGCACAATTTTGATGAGTTTACAAAAGATCGTACTCATCTCATTCAAGATGTTGTAGCAGCTAGTCAGCGTCCACATGTGTATTTGGACCCAACTACAAATCAAGGTGGTACATTAACCCTTCCATTTTGCTGGTATAGCAATGCGATGAAAATACCAGACCAAGATTGGAGAGAAATGGGCACTATGATTATTCATGGTATGCAAGACTTGAAGCATGCTAATGGAGCGACAGATCAAGTAATTGTCTCTGTATTTGCTTGGGCAGAAGATGTTTCATTATCCATTCCAACGGCAAATGAGCCTAGTGCTCTTGTGCCTCAAATGGGTGAAATCTTTGTCCCACAAGTAAATGACGAATATGGATCAGGTCCAATATCACGCCCAGCAGCTGTTGTAGCTAGAGCTGCAGGTGCTCTTAAGAACATGCCTGGTATAGGTGTGTATGCACGAGCAACTGAAATGGCTGCAAATGCTGTGTCAAGTGTTGCTTCAATGTTTGGCTATTCAAGACCAGTCGAACTTGCAGACATTGTACCATATAAGCCAACATTACTGGGAAATATGTCGAACACCAATGTTCCAGATACATCCCAAAAGTTGACCCTGGATGCTAAGCAGGAACTTACAGTCGATCCCCGTGTAATGGGTCTCGGTGATGCTGATGAGATGACAATCAAGTCTATCGCACAACGAGAATCTTTCCTTACACAGTTTGGTTGGGCTGTTGCAGATCCCACAGAGACACTGTTATGGAATACTGAGGTTTCACCAGTACTATGGAGTACAGTACCCGGTACTGTTGATGAAATTCATATGCCAGCTTGTTGTTTTGCAGCACTTCCGTTCTCTAAATGGAGAGGTACAGTGAAGTTTCGTTTTCAGATTGTCGCCTCTACATTTCATAAAGGGCGTCTGAAAATAACTTATGATCCTTCACTCCCTCTGACCAATGAGTACAACACAAACTATACTTATATCATAGACCTTGCTAAAGAACGTGATTTTACCGTCGATATTGGCTGGGGTCAGGAGAAGAGTATGGTTGGACATCGTCATCCTGGTCAAAATTCAGAACCGTATGACACCATAGCTATTGCAACTGATCCTGGTATTAACGCGAATGGGATCTTGTCTGTGTACGTAGTGAATGATTTGACTGTTCCCAATTCTATTGCCAATAATGATATTGAAGTAAATGTGTTTGTGTCTGTTGGTGACGATTTTGAAGTATTTGAGCCTGATTCAAGGAATATTGAGGACTTGGTCTGGTTTGAACCACAGATGGGTGAAATATTTACCCCTCAAATGGCGGAGACTACTGATTCATCTCTCAATCATCCTGATGCAGATCTTACTAAGCATGAGGATGAACCTATGAAAATGGACTCTTCATCGTCAATGGCACCTACTCTATCACAGCAGGATCATACATCTTGTGTGTATTTTGGAGATCCCATAACATCATTTCGACAATGCTTGAAGCGGTACAATTACCACTCTGCAATGAGTTTGGCTTCTGTAACTACTTCTCCAACATTGATGACTGTTCGGAATTCTAATTTTCCCTACTATCGAGGATATGCTCCTGGTGCTGTTCACTTCACATCTGTACCAGGACCAACTACACCATACAATTTCTGTAAGATGACTTTGCTAAACTATATTACGCCTGCATATACTTGTAGGCGTGGAGGTTTGCGCTGGAAGTATCATCGAACAGGAGGTTTGACCAATGATACAGCATTGATGATGGTGTGTCGGGATTCAACGTCTGGCAATGGTTATACTCAAGATGAGACAACATTGATCACACAAGGGACAGGATCATTATATGCTCGAGTACGAGAATTAGCAATGGAAATGCCCCATACTTGGGATGGAGCCGTTGCAACAAGTACTAGACAGAATCCTGTAGTGGAGGCAGAATTGCCATTCTACTCTGTGGATCGATTTGCATTAGGCAAACAAGCAGACATGACAAGTTCAAACAATGTTTTTAGAGATTTTCACACTCTCACAACTATATGGGAATGTGAAGCAACAGACTCTTGTTCTATACATTGTTTTACATCTGTTGGTGAAGATTTTACCTTAGGTTTCTTCACTGGAGCACCAGTAGCTTGGCGTGTAACACAACAATCTGATCCCCCTGCAGTCTAACAGGGGGGATCTAAGGGGACAGACACCCCTTAAACAGAAAATGTGGAGTTTTAAGATTCTCCAGCTGGAAAAACAAAATCCACGTGTCGGTGGCTGACACGGGGGACAGAACTTTTGTCCCTGAGCTATGCCGTATTAATTTTGTGATGAAATTTTTACCTGGTATAGCCAGGGTTTTTTCGTAGTCACAATTT